GTAGCGGCTGGAACACTCCGCTACTCAGCCCCTCTAAAAGGGGCTGAACCAGCCAGACTTGATGTTGACGGTCTGGTCACGTCCTGCACGAATCAAGTGCTCTTCGTCCTGAGAGAGGATGGCATCTAGCCACCACTCCTCAAGGGCCATATCACTACGGCCCTCTTTTAGGAGGAGGCACTTGAGTAGCGCTCCGACGCCGGACACCGAAGATCTCGGTGTAACGGGTCGTACCGCCCACGCCTTAACCATAGGCGCGTGCAGTCGGGAGTGGACTTTGTCTACCTCATAGAGGTCCTCAAAGTTCCATCTTCCTAGCGCAGCAGAGGTCCGAGCAACGAGAGGAAAGTGTGTTAACACCTTCGTCAATTGCTGGTCCAGGCGTCGTACCGTGTCATGATAGCCAAGCAGGTAAGCTTGGTTCCTGACAGATACGAGGCTGATTAGCTCCTGGGCTTGGCCCAGGCGCCAATCATCCGAACGACGACTGACTGATTTGCCACCTCGTCCTCGATCCCCGGAAGGGAATCTGGGTTGAGAAGGTTCATCGGCCAGTCCTCGCCCGGGGTGTCCGTGTCTTCCGACGCGAACATCTCCGACATCTCCGCGATCTTGTTCCACTGTTGTGGACTCAGCATCGCGAAGATGGCCTGGAGGAACTCGTCCTCCCGGTTGGCGAGAAACTCGTCCACTAGAGACAAAGTCTCCATGTAGTCGAGCTGTCGAACTGCCTGAAGGATCAGGTCGGTGTTTTGCATTTTCATGCTCCTCTGCTTTTCGTGTTCGAGCCGGGCTCGGAAACACTCGACGGATGCGAAAGACGGAAACGTCTTCGCCGTTGTAGTACTCCTTGCCGCAAGACTCCCGGAATGATCCATTCCAGAAAGACTTGCTGGCGTTCACCTTGAAGCCAAAAGCCTCAAGGCTCTCCACGACTCGAGACACAAAGCGAACGGGGACAACAATATCGTCCCCGTACACTCGCACCCTAGATCGGTACCTAAGTACTAGGTCCGTGTCCACTCGAGGCAAGCCAAGCTCCTCTGCTATCCCAATGAAGATGATGCTACTAAAGATCATCGCTTCAATCGGGAATGTAAGAGCTGAGCCCATCGACGCGAACTTGGCCAGGGGCATAACCCCGTGACCAGGCACATCAGCCTTCAGCGATCTGCAAGCCGCCACAGCCCTTTTGAGGTGTGGATAATTGGCGAGCATGGTCGTTACGAGCTGATTCGAGACACGATCGGAAGCTTCACTGAGATCCAGCGTTGCCAATTCCCCGGTAAGGGAACCCTCCTTTGCCAAGAGTTGGTTAGGCTCTTGATCACGGAATCCGACCACACCGAATCCAATGTTCCGATCTCTGACCGTACCCCAAGAGGGGCATGGGTCTTTATAGAGAACGGGAGATTCGATGTATTCAACGAAACGAGCCATCAGCCCCTGCTGCACATACTGCATGCAGGTCGGTTCGATGGCTATGATTCGAGGTGTCTTGAGCGTCTTAGGAACACCAACGACCTTAACGGGTCGCTCGTGCTCCGGGTCCAAGAACTGCACCTTCGGGAGGTACTCTTGAGAGTATCTGTGGCTAGGGATCATAAACTCATCCCAACTGAAGACGTCTTGCAGACGCTCAGTCCACTCCAGCTGATCGAACTTTCGGTTTCCCTGAAGTCGATCCGCGGTTTTACCCGGGCCATGCTTTGGGATGATTCTGCCATTGTAGACATCTTCGTCTACATGCTGCAGGACTGTTCCCCACATGACCGTCGATGCTTGATTGAGCTTCTCCAGAAGAACGGAGGATCTCATGGCATCTTCTCGGCGCATTTCTTGCTCTACTTCCACGTAGGAGAGAAAGGCGGCCTCCCTCCGAGCATCACTGCACGGAAGGAGAATCTTGCCATACATCAGCGTCAGTTGACGTATGGCGCGAATTGCCTCAATCTCTTGTTCGGGAAGCAGCTTGCCTGAATCGCGATCAAAGATCAGACTCATGAATCCACCAAGAAATTGGGGAATCACGCTGGGTCCGTTGGCAGACGAAATCTTTCGCCACCCTCGGAACAGCTCCTGAGTGACCGCTCCATATTCAAGACTTCTCTCGAAGTCTTTGCAATAAGCGGGCAGGGTGATAGTAAAGAAGCTATCACCTTCTGATCTCCATCGACTCTCGATAGTTTTAATATCGAGAGCGGCGCTATCAGTGCCACATCTTGCAGCCAGTTCTTCGGCTACAGCAATCCAGAATGACCTTAGGTCATCCATGTCCACCCCTTTCGGGTTATGTACGTGCGATGACTGACAGGCTAGATCCGGATTGGCCTAACCACTAGAACTGACAGAGACTAACTTTATTGGGTTAGCTCTGTCCACCAAGAAGCTTGGTGATGTTGGCACCCGTCGAAGCAGTGAGGACAGCGAGAACGCCATCCACAAACTGCTTGGTCTCGGTAGCAGTCCACCCCGAAGGGTCGGTGTTCACCGTGATGGTGACCGCCTGATCCGTCATCTGGTTAGATGAGGGAACAAGAGGATTGGTCGAGACGTGTCGACGGTGAAAACGGATACGGTGCGACTCACGTCGTCCGTACGAGTGATCAATCTGCATATCGACGTTACCGTCGGCAGATCGATAGCTCTTACCGTTCTCACGGTTGGAGACCTCAAAAAGGTCGTTGGCCGTGCCATTGATAGTAACAGTGGTCGGGTCCGAAAATGCCATGTCATTCCTTCATGGATGTCAAGGCAGGACTGAGTATCAGTCACTACCTTTGGGTGGATCACTAGTAGGATTCTACAGTGACAAGCGCGGACTCCGGGAAATCCCCAGAGCCGCGCTGATGGCAATCTGTTTCGGGTTAAGTGACCCGATCTCGATGCCGAAACCCCAAGGCGTTGCTTGAAGACGGACCTTAGTTCTGGAGCCAAATTGTTCCACGGCATCCATCATAAGGTGACCCCCGTTAGGGGTATTTATGCGGCACTGGTTGGAGCACTGATTAAAGTCCTCCATCTGGCGCATCACATAACCGTACTTCAACACGAGGCTGTCGTTGGAGAAAGCAGACACATTTGACATTATGTCTCCTGTGTTGCCAAACCAATCCGCAGCCCAGCTCCAAGGAGCCAGGTTCCACAGTGTATCTGGGGTAATACGAGTGCCGTATAGCTTGTTAGCTTCGGCATCTATGGTCCGCAACCTTCCCAACAAATTCGTTGGGGGAGGCGGCATCACATAGGAGAAGGCACCACTGAACCAAGTTTTGATTTCAGTAGTGTGACTCCACTCGTGTCCCCAGGGCTGTCCCTGGTTGTCCACCATCCAAGCGTCAAGCTGACCTCCATCACACATAAACGGGTTAATTTGCCCGCTACCGCGTGTGGAGATCGGACTCTTGGATGTCTCTGTCGGGAAATGATACTTCCGTCTTACGGACTTATCAGTTCCTGAGTCGCGATAGAGTTGCTGGATCGACTTGTTAGATTCCTTCATCGCTGAAGTGAATTTAAACAAGTCACTAAGAAACGGCTTCCACCCGAATTCAACATTCAGGTAGTTGTCTCCTAGCTTCCGGTAGTCACGCACGAGTTCTTTGAGAGTGCCCTGAGTGATAAACTTGGGTGCACCCTCTCGAAGCTCGCCGAGCGCGACTGAAACTCCTGCGACGGGATTGGTGGGGATAGACCTAGAGATAGCAATAGCCCCAGCAGCGACCACAGAATCAAAGTTCTGAGGTTTCGCAGCAAGTGGGTATGCCAATTCTCCGGTCGAGCTTCCCGCCCAGCAGTGCACCGTGCCCTCATACAGTCGTCCAAGCCCTTGGGCTTGAACAACGTTTTCAGAGCCACGGTAAAACGTCTGGGAAGACCAAAACGGTCCACCAATATCACCTGTGCCTAGTTTTCCTAGTTCACTAGAGTGATCGAATGATATCATCTCGCCTTTTTCTATGATGGTCATAGGAACGACGTCGCGGGTGGGCTCGTTATAAAACGTCCACCTCCCGTGACCTCGTTGCCGTCTGACCTGGCGAGTTTTGTGTGATGTCATTCAAACCCCAGAGAGCTGCCTTGTAGGGTAGTGACTCGCAATTTCTGCAAGATGCGCATTATTCATGCGCCGGCGGGGGCCATCTGGG